CGGCGCCACCAGTAGATGGTCGATCAAAATTTCCAGCTAATAGACTATCACGTGGATCTAATTGGAATGATCCAAATGGTCCGGTTACTACCGTTTGTTGATCTGACGCAACATAAAGATCTTGTGCTTTACCCATGTTACTATTTACATTAACATTACCAGTTGCTGTTACCGTGATATCATCTGCAGAAAAATTCGCTTCTTTAAATTTTGTTGAAAGTTTTTGTAAAGATTCAGCTGCTTGACTTAATAACATTGCGCCTGATGCTACATCTCCTAATCCGGTGAGTACTCCGGCGACTTGCTTTGCCATGATTTCACCTGCAGCAAATGCATCTGTTGTTGCTTTTACCTGTTGGTCAAATCTTGCATCTATACCGCCCCCAGCTTCCACCTCGTCAGTTAAGGCTTTGCTCTGAGCTAAAGCCAGATCTCTGACTCCTTGTTCTTGAGCCGTACGGATATCTACAGTTCCTCCTCTTAAACTTTCATTTCTTTCCCTTTCCTCCTCTTCCATTCTGCTCTCAGCCTCTAACATATCTCCGGTTAATTTTTCTCCTTCTTTTAAAGCAGTATACATTTCTACTATACGATCTCTCGATAATCCTAATGTTTTTGATAACGATTCTAATAGTATTGGATTTTGTATAGCTGCTTCGCCTTGAGCTTCAATAATATTAGATAATTCTTGAGCTGCAGTTTCCATGTCTCGATTTAATGCAGCTTCTCTGAATTTTTCTGCATTAATTTGTTTACCTCCCAGCAATTGCAATTCTAATTCGTTTGAAATTGAAGATTCAATATCTAAGAATTTTTCACTAACGCCGGCAATTTCTTTGAAAGATGCGCCTAATTTATCTGCATATTGTTGTGCTCGAGCTATTTCAGCTCCCGATTGACCAAATGCAACTGAAATTTCTGATCCAGCTGATGCTAAATTTTCAAATGCTCGAATAGAAATTCCAACTCTACCAGTTGTTTTTTCTAATTGAGCGCTTTCTTTTTCTAATTCCTTTCGATATTCTTCAAATCCTTCTGCGCCTTTTTCGCTAGCTGCAGATACTCGTTGTATTGCAGCTGCTTGATCAGCTGATAATCCAATTTGATCTCGAAGATAATTTTGTTGTTTTAATAACGCTCGACTGTAGTCGGTATTTGCTTTTAAAGCTGCTATAGATCCTGGTATTGTTTTTCCTAATTCATTTGTATATGCTTTTATTAAGTCTGGGGCAATTTTTAATTCTTGTCCAATTTTTTCTAGCGCGAATCCATACTTAACAGCTTGTTCTTCGTTTATTTTAAGTGTCTTTGTTAAACTGTTATAACGATTATTTAATATGTTGATGTTGTTTATAAATTTTGTAATAAATTCATTAACTTCATCAAATGCTTGTGTTTGTGCTAATTCACCCAGAGATTGATTTAATCCTTCAACAATTGGGCTTAATTGATTCAGTGCTCTTTTAATATCTCTGTCAAATGATTGACCATGTTTCGGTTTATTTTTTAAACTCAGTATTAAATCAATATTTGTTTTAGTTAAATTTTGCATACAAGCTTTTTAATATAAATATCTAGAAAGGACCTTTTACGATAGTCGGAGGCTTTTTATTTTTTGCATCAGGATTATTATTATTTCTTTGTTCTTCTCGAGCCTCTAAAATGCGATTCATTTTTTTAGTCCAAAAACGACGTTGTGGTACCGTTAAATCATAATACAATGTATTCCAGTCCCATCTACCTTCGCCGAACCACATCAGCTCCCAAATTTGATTGTGATGATAAGGACGGAATTCTGGTTTAAAACCAAAAAAGATCGGATCCAAGTTGAAACCCAGCTTCGAAGGTCTCCTTTTTACCTTCAGCCGTTGTATATTCAAATTCTGATTTTGTTACTACTTGTGGAATATTATCTACAAAATAATTTACGAATTTACGGGAATCGATAGCTGTAAAATCATACCGAATCCATTCTGCTATATAATTAGCATCCCGATTTCCATTAACTTCTTGTATTATATGTTGTAAAAATTCAGATCGCTTTTCAGATAAATTATTAGTTTTTGGAAATCTAAATTTAATTTTATTAGAATCATCGATAATATAATCAAATTCTCCATTTTCGTCACTATCGATAGTTAAATGTTTTATTTCTAACTGAGATAAATCTATTTGATCTTGTATTATTTCGCCAGCTGGACTTTTGACTGATACTTCATATATTTTTCCATAACTTAAAATTCTAGCAGCTACAATTAATCCATTAACATCAATACCTGCAATTTCATTAAATGATACCGGAGATACAATTAATGCTTCAATCAATTTATTTATTGCAATTCCTTTTTCGATATATGATTGAGTCATTAATATGTCTTCATCATATGCAGTCATATAACGCATTTCGATAGTTCCACTTCGAAGTGGATGTCCTTCGGGATACACTTTACCTTGTGAAATTAAATCAACAACTTCTGTTGCAATTCTACGTTCTTTTTGTTTAGCATCATATTGCTGATTAGCTAAATCAATTAATTGTTTGTCTGAAAGTTTGTCTGTTACTCTTGTCATGTATTTACCTTTTATAACTTTATTATAAATATCGCCGTACAGTAAAAATGGGGACGCATGTCCCCACTAATACTATTAAATATTTTGTGATTAGTAATCTAACAATGCCCAATCATATTTAAGTGTCAATGAAATTTCAACTGCTCCTTCTGTAGTCCAATCCATATCACCTTTTGATGTAGAATCAATCAATGCTCCATATACAATCCAGTGCTCAATTTTTTCTCCCATTGGTGATAGTGCATAAAATTCTAAATCTTTCTTATAATCTGATGCATACCCGTCTCTACCAGTTGCAGACTCGTGATGTAAACGAACCCAATCCATTACTGCTTGTGCACCTGATGGATTAATTGCGTCATACAATGTTATAGTAATATCATTCCAAGTAGATTTACCTTTAAGTTTTCTATCAACATTAATGTGTTGCGTAACAACTGACCCGTTTGTTATACTAGGTCTTCCAGCTGATCTAACTAGGTATGCTGGGATATCTGCAATATACATGATAAATCTATTTGTATATTTCGGTTCCCACTGAAACGCTTTGTCAAATAAATCATTATCCGTTATAGTTGGTAATGTTGGTGTTAATGCCATGTCATATCCTTGTTTATTTTAATATAAATATTACAAACAGTAAAAAAGGCAGAACCTAAATCCTGCCTTTATATTAAAAATTTGTTACTATTCTGGAAATGCTGCTCCCGTTGGCTGAATATTAAAGTCTAAAACAATAAATTCTGCCGTTTTAGTTGGTTGCAAAAATAACTGACCATACATAATATTTTGATCAATTAAATCATTTGTATTATTTGTGCTATCCATTATAACTCGGAAAGCATATAATCCTTGTTGTTGTTTTACTGATGCTAAATACGGATTCACAATATTTAAGAATTGAATTCTTGTTTGATCTGTATTTTGATCGAATACTAAAAACTGAGTTGCAGATGCAATAAACTTTTTAGTTGCAATTAGTAAACGTCTAACATTAACTCGATCTAATGCACTAGGAACAGCCTGCAATGTTTTTTGTCCCCAAACTGCAATACCAAGTGTTGCTAAATTAGCAATCGGATTAATTCTAGCATTATATAATTCTCCGCGCTGAGTAGGATTCAATGCAATATAAGTATCGTCGACACTTAAACCGCCTCTCTGTAATCCTGCTGGTGCATACCATGGTGCTTTTACGAAATCATTATATGAAATTACTCCCGGTAAAACTACAGATGGAGGAACCCACATTGGTTTTTGATTTTGTGGATTTTTTATTTTTACCCACGGATAATATGTTGCAACATAGTTATTATCAATTCCATTTGCTTGACTAATAACAGTGCTAATAGTATCTTCTAATCCAACTAAGTCATTGATATAAAAAGTATCTTGTCTATCTCTTGCAAGATTTCTAGCAGCAGCTGATACCGTTGCATGTAAGTTATCGATAATACCTGGTGTTATCAACATGTTCATATCATAGTAATCTGTATTTGATAATAATGCAAAAGCATTTTGATATGTAGTAGTACCAGTAGATGTTGCTAATTCACAATCAAAGCCAAATGTATTAGATGCTTTAATATTACCTCCGCTAAACTTAGGTAAATTTGGACGAGCTCCATCAAATCCACCTTGCATTGGCATAATAAATTTACGTGTACTAACTGCTACTTTGCTAGCAAATGTGCCGGCAGTTAATGATGATTGCAACGAACCCGTGTATGCGGCTCCAATTGGGAATGCAACATCAATTGATTGTGATACATCACCTAAATAGAAATCTGCATTGCTACCAGTTGTTTGTGCTGCGATGTCAGGCGTTGCTGCTATATATACATTATTATCAGTATCAGCAAAATCAAATCCATGATAATTTTTAAAGCTATACGAATAATCAGACTGAGATGTTACATATGATGCACTCGCAAAATTTAAACTTCCTGATACAGTTGGTATTGATGATAGCGGTGCTCGGAATCCAAATGGTACAAGTGTCGAATCAATTCCATTTAAAACAGAGTCGGTAATTTCAACTCGAATATACTCAGACTGATTTTCATAATCTCCATATGTTATAATATTGGTGCCATTAAACTCTCGATACTGGTTACCAATAACTCGAGCTATGAATCTAGCAGAGTTTGGATTCAAATTAACATTAGAAAATGTTTCTAATACATCTGGATCTATATCCGTGTCATCAGAATCAATAATTGATTTATATACAGTAGATGCATTATCTTGATTCACTTTTCTAACTTCTACTGTAAATGATCCGTAATTAAATGGATCGGAAGTTTCAGTAGATAATCTAACATCTTTAATTCCAACTTTAACATCGATGTTTGCTGTATTACCATGTGATAATGTATGGAATTTAAATAAGTTAACCGGAGTGCTTCCAATTTTTTGTGATGTTACCCATGGTGTATTTGCTGTGCTATAATCATATGAAAAATCATAAGTTGGTAATACTGCTAATTCAACTGAAACATCTGCCATATTATTAAATAACGATGATACTGATTGATTTTCGTATTGAACATATACTGGATAATCTTTTCCTTTTGGATTAGTTCCAAAAACTTTTGAAAGATAATTGTTATCTGTTTGTATAATTGATGCTGATACCGGAGTATTAGTAGTTGGATACAAACTAAATGCTCCAGAAAATCCAGGAACATCTGTATTTAAATTAGCAGTATATGATCCTGATAATGAAATAGCAAATACTCCAGATGCATCGTCTGCAATACTAGAAGATTTAAATAACTCTGCTGCTTCATTAACAGCTTCTACTGGATGAAGAATATGTGTTACTACTTCAACTGCAGTTGCTCCGGATCCAGATTTTGCTAATACTGCTAATATTCCATCTGCTAAATTATATCCGTCTTCATATAGAATACGAGTTACTGTGATATTATTACCACTTTGTAAATAATTATCTACTACGAATGGAACATATGAATCATCGGTATATGGTCCGAATAGTCTGCGAAATTCTTCATTCGAAGACACCTTAGTTGGTGTCATTACGCGACCTTTAACAGTAGGTCCTACGATTGCAGCTCCAATTTCTTGTATAGCTAGTGGTAAAAATGATTGATCTTTTTCATTTGTATATACGCCAGCTCCGTTCACTGGATTGATTATACTTTCTGCCATTAAATTACTCCTATTGGTTTATTTATAAATATCAATGTTTTTTTCTAAACCGTTTCATTTTTTGATTCTGTAGAAGTAAATGTTCCTTGCTCGATATCAATAGCTCCTTCTCCGTATTTGTCTCGCATAGAATCCATTGCAGTTTTTTCTCGTTGTTGCATACGATCGAACTGAGCTAATATATCAGCTTTTTGTTGTTGGATTTGTTGTAATTGTCGGTTTAAATAATGTTCGTCAACTGCGTTTGCTGCCAATTTGTTAGAAATATCTGCATAGTTTTGCTGAATTTCTTTTAATTCTTCATAATCAGTTTTGTCTAGTTTTCGTGTCATGTATATCCTTTGTTTATTTTAATATAATAAAGAATATTTTTTTAAATTCAAACCAAACTAAAATATTAATAATATTAAG